ATACAAGAAGATATTGTAATTCGTGTAATCAAATACAATATCATAGTTGCGACCAATTAAGAGGCTACACTTGCAAATGTGGAGCTAATAAAATAATGGATTACTTTTTAGAAAAATATAAATAAATTATGAGCAAACAAACAGCAGTAGAATGGTTGGAGCAGGAATTTATTGCACTGCAAAATTATGGAGTAAATGAACTTGGATTATTTTTAAAAGCCAAAGAAATGGAGAAGGAGCAGATAAAAGATGCTTATTGGTCATCCTATAAAGAAGGTCAGTATAGCGGAGACAAAACGGCAGATGATTACTACAACCAAACATTTAATAAATAAATTATGAGCAGAATAGACACACTAAGAAACCGATACGACAAAATAAATAGGTTACGAAATATTGCAATAAATGAACGTAACATTTTAAAAACAAAACAAGCGCAATGGCTGCTTTATTCAATCACAACAACACTTAACTTAATTAGCCAACCACAGCAATGGAATTAGATAAAATAAGTAACATAGAATTAGGTGGAATAGACACCAATGATTACCCTGACTTTTGCGATGCTTACATAGTAAGTGCAGAAATAGACGGAATTGAATTAACAGATGCAGAAATAGAAGAATTGAACTACAATAGTGAGTTTGTTTATGACTGTGTTTTAAAAGAATTATTTTAATGAATTTATCGGATTTACAACATAACGAAAGGTTATTATTAAAGCAATTGGCTATATTGCAGGATAAAGTAAAGATTTATAAAAAACAATTATCAGAAACTAAAAAACAAATAAAGAAATGGAAAATTTAACACATTGGAAAAAAATGACTGATCCAAAATATATTGGAAGTTATGACTTTCAACCTAATCAAGAATTGAAAGTAACTATTGAAAAAATAGAAAATGTAAATATTGAATTATTTAATGGCAAAAAGCTTGAAACAAAGAACTGCATATTAGCACATTTCAAAGGAGCTAAAAAGCCAATGATTCTTAATAAAGAGAATATGAAGGTAATAACCAAAGTAGCAGGATCACCATACATAGAACAATGGGGTGGTAAAGAGCTAATTTTGTATGTAACTAAAGTAGCTGCATTTGGTTCTATGGTGGATGCAGTAAGAGTAAAATTTATACGATAATATGATAGATAATTTAATATTTAGAAGCAGCGCAGTAGGTGGCCTATGTGGTAAAACAGGGCTTGGCGCAACAGGTGAAAAGCTTGCAATTAAAACGTATTTGCAGAAGCGTTATGGAAGGTACAAAGAAATTACAAATAAATATCTTGAAAAAGGTATTGCTTGTGAAGATGCTGGTATTAAAACTTATAATAGCTTATTTGATACGGATTATGTAAAGAATGATACACGAGTTTATAATGAGTTTATAACAGGTGAATGTGATATTGATACAGGTGAAAGTATTATAGACATCAAAAACAGTTGGGATTTATTTACTTTTCACGAATCTAAAACAAGTGATAATAAATTATACGATTGGCAAGGCCAGTGCTATATGGAGTTGTATGATAGGCCAACATTTCAATTGGTTTATGTTTTAGAAGATGCACCTGACTTAAATATATTTAAAGAAATAAATTATGCTGGTGATATTGAAGAGTGGGAAGAGGTGCAAATTATAGCTAATATGGTTTATTCTCAATTAACATTTGATAGGCTTATTGAAACTCAAGGATTAGGTGGGGATGTAAAAACCGATAAAGCTATAGAAAGTTTTATTGAAATTCCTGCAAGTGAAAGATTGCACGCAAAACAATTCACTAGGGATTCAGCAAAATATGAATTTATTAAAACACGAATAATTGAAGCAAGAAAATTTTTAAAATCAATATACGAATAATGGAAATCAAAGGAAAGATCCTTCAAATCGGAGAAGTAAAACAGATTAGTGATAAGTTTAAGTTACAACCAATTTTAATTGAAACTGGTGATAAGTATCCAAGAAAACTTCAGTTGCAATTAAAAGATAGGGCTATGCAGCAAATAATAAACATAGGTGATGTATTAATTTTTAAATTTGATGCTGAGTCAAGGGAATATAACGACAAGTGGTATACAAATTTAAATTGCTATGAAATTACAAGGTAACTAAAACAGGTAAGTGTAATCAAAAAAGTGGTGAAAAATTATTTTAAAATAGTTAAATTACAAAAAACGTAAAATAAAATTTTTTCCTAAAATTACAATTACACTTACCTTTTATGACTTAGATACTAATAAAATCAATAGCTAAGGTCAGGTAAGTATAAAATATAGTATAATGATTACACTTACCTAATTATTTAGAATGAATCTAAATAGTAAATAAATTAAAATAAAGTAAATAAATAGTTTACTTTTGGAATATTATAAAATGTGTTATGAAGTAGAGATTTGTAACACATTCTTTTAAAGTGTTGTTTTCATAAAACAATTAGCCCCAATTCTCTCTACGTTTTGGGGCTTTTGTTTCTTATAAATTATTATGAACATATCGTTATTCAAATCAGTAAAAGATACATCTTCACCATTTAATAAACCAGTACAAGTTGCATTAGATAGAATAAAAAATGGAGCTTCAAAGGAATTAAACTTAAAAATTAGAGAATCTAATGACAAGGAAATACAAAAAACTTTAAAATCTAAATTACCTGGTGTTTGTTTTAATGGAACTTTTACCAATAGAAGCATAAAAGGATTAGATAAAAAGTCAGGATTAATTATATTAGATTTTGATGGTTTTGAAAATAAAGAATCCGCATTACAATATAAAGAAAGTTTAAAAGAGGATGCCTATATATTTGCAACTTGGATAAGTCCATCAAATATTGGAGTAAAAGTATTAGTTAAGATTCCAATTGAAGGCGAACATAAAGGATATTTTGATGCTTTAAGATTACATTTTAATTCTGAACACTGGGATGTAAGCAGTTCAAATATTGATAGATTTTGTTTTGAAAGCTACGATTCTGATTTGTTTCAAAACAATAATTCAATGTTATGGAGTGTGTGCGAATTACCTGAATCAGATGAAATAGGAACAAGTAAACCATTTATATCAATAAAATCAGATAATCGTATTATTGAAAATTTAATGAAGTGGTGGAATAAAAAATATGGTTTTGTTCAGGGCCAAAAGAATAATAACCTATTTAAGTTAGCTGCAGCATTTAATACATTTGGAATTAATAAGAGTGAATGTGAACACGTTTTAAACCAATTTTGTAATGGTAAAAATGATAAAGAAATACAACAACTAATTAATTCAGCATATAAAAACGTAGCTGATTTTAGAACAAGGTTTTTTGAAGATAAAGATGTAAAACAAAGAATTGAAAAACAAGTAAAAGCAGGATCTACTTTAAAAGATATTGCTAATTCATTTCCTGGAGTAGATAAAATTGAAATTGAAGCTAGTATAAATGAAATAAAAGAAAATAATGTTAGTGATGATTTTTGGACTTATGATAGAAATGGAAGATGTATATTAAGCGCACATCAATATAAATTTTGGTTGCAATCAAAAAACTTTAGTAAATACTTTCCAACTGATTCAAATACTTATACTTTTATACGTAAAGAAAAAGGATTAGTTGAAGAAACTAATGATAAAAGAATAAAAGATTTTGTATTATCTGAATTGTTAAAACGTAATGACATTGGATTTCTTCCATACGATATGATGGCAAATACAACTAAGTATTTTAGTAATGATTTTTTAGCTTGCTTAGAATCAACTGAAATGGCTATAAAAGAAGATACATCTGATACCTGTTATATTTATTATCAAAACTGCACTGTTGAAATAAAAAAAGATTCAATAAATACTATTGGGTATGAGAATATTGAAGGTTATGTTTGGAAAAAACAAGTTATAAATAGAATTTATGAGGAATCCGATCACCACGAAAGCGAATTTAGGAAGTTTTTATGGTTAATTAGTGGTAAAAATATTCAGCAATACAATAGTTTTAAATCAGTAATTGGTTATTTATTGCATAGTTTTAAGACCAGTGCAAATAATAAAGCAATAATATTTAATGATGAAACTATAAGCGATAATCCAAATGGTGGGAGTGGTAAAGGTTTGTTTTGGAATGCATTAACTAAAATGAAAAAAGTTGCAAGTATTGATGGCAAAACATTTGAATTTACTAAATCATTTCCATATCAAACTGTTTCAACTGATACTCAAATATTAATTTTTGATGATGTTAAAAAGAACTTTAGTTTTGAATCATTATTTAGTCTAATTACTGAAGGAATAACTTTAGAGTATAAAGGCCAGGATGCAATAAAGCTTCCAATAAATAAAAGCCCTAAAATATTGATAACAACTAATTATACTATAGGTGGAGTTGGTGGATCATTTGAGCGCAGAAAATTTGAAGTTGAAATGAGTAGTTATTTTAGCAATAAATATACACCTGTAGATGAATTTGGACATCTACTATTTGATGATTGGAATGAAGCTGAATGGTCAAGGTTTGATAATTATATGATTCAATGCTGCCAATTTTATTTAATAAATGGATTAATTAAGAATGATTTTAAAAACTTAGAAATAAGAAAGTTTATTAAAGAAACATCATTTGAGTTTTATGAATGGGCTAATACTGAAACATTGCCATTTGATATTAGATTACCCAAAAATGAATTATTTGATATTTTAACTAATGATTATTCAGATTTAAAGAAATGGTTACAAAAGAAAACATTAAACAGGTGGATTAAAACTTATTGCGAATTTCATAAATACGAATACAAAGAAGGTAAGTCTAATAATAATTTGTGGTTAGAAATAAATAAACCTAAAGGAACATTTGAAAATCCAATAAAATTTGATATATGAAAGTATTAAGAGATTACCAAAAACGAATAAGTAAAGATGCAAATGATATTTTAAAGCGTTTAGGCTTTGTTTATTTAGCACTTGAGGTAAGAGTAGGTAAAACTGCAATTGCATTAAATACAGCTCACATATATGGTGCAAAAAATGTTTTATTTGTAACTAAAAAGAAAGCAATTAAATCTATTGAAAATGATTATATTGATTTTGGATTTAAGTTTAATTTGACTGTAATAAATGCTGAAAGTTTACATAAGGTTACAGGTAATTTCGATTTGATTATATCGGATGAACATCATAAATATGGAGCATTTCCAAAACCATCACAAGGAGCGGTTTACTTTAAGAAAACTTTTGGACATTTGCCAATCATTGCATTAAGTGGAACAATGAATCCTGAATCATATAGCCAGGTGTTCCATCAATTTTGGATTAGTAATAGTTCACCATTTAAACAATATGCAAACTTTTACAATTGGGCCTTATATTTTGTAAATATTGGCCAAAAGTATTTAGGTTATGCAGTAGTAAAAGATTACACTAATGCTAAACAAGATTTGATTCAGAAAGCAATACAGCCATATATTATTACTTATACTCAAAAGCAAGCAGGATTCACATCTGAAGTAATTGAAAGAATATTGACTGTTGAAATGAATGAAAGCACTTATGATTTGGTTGCTAAACTTAAAAAGGATAATGTAATTGAAGGTAAAACTGAAGTTATTATTGCTGATACTGGAGCTAAAATGATGAGCAAATTACATCAAATGTATTCAGGAACAGTAAAGTTTGAAAGTGGTAATAGTATGGTATTAGATAAGTCTAAAGCTTTATTTATAAGTAATCATTTTGAAAACAATAAGATTGCAATATTTTATAAATTTAAAGAGGAATTAAACGTAATTCAAAGCATTGGTAATATTACTACTGATTTAAATGAGTTTAATACTACTGATAAATCAATTGCATTGCAAATAGTTAGCGGTCGTGAAGGAATAAATTTAAGTGCTGCTAAGTATATTGTTTACTATAATATTGATTTTAGTGCGGTTAGTTATTGGCAATCACGTGACAGGCTAACTACAATGGATCGGTTAAGTAATGAAGTTTTTTGGATATTTGCTAAAGGTGGAATTGAACACCATATTTATAAACAAGTTATGGCTAAAAAGAATTTTACATTAAGTACATTTAATAAATATTATGGCAAGTAAATTTCAATCACAAGTAATTAAGCAGTATGAAAGCAATGGATGGACAGTGCTAAACATTATTAAGTTATCCGACAATGGCTATCCTGATTTATTATGTATGAAGTTAGGTGAAGTTGACACTTGGATAGAGTGTAAAGAAGGTGGTGATACACTTAAGCCATTGCAGAAATTTAGAATAAGTCAATTAAATAAATTAGGTAAAAAAGCATTTTGCTTACATAAAGAAAAAGGATTAATATGTCCAGTTTATTAACATAAAAACAAGACAAAAACAATATGAATATTAAACATCAGTTAGAACAAAGTCTTAGCGAAATGGGAGTTATGGCCTATATCATAGCAAAGCACCAACAGGAATACTTGGATGGAATTACAGGGCTTAAAAAGTTAATGGTATCAAGTGAAGTTGCGGTAATGGAAAGGCTAAGTAAGGCCAATCAGGATTTTATACGTAAAACCGATAAATCACTAAA